CGCTGCTCGGCGATGGCCTGTTTCTGCAGCAGCGTGGTCTCGCGCCCGTCGAGCTGGGCGTTCAGGGTCGCGCGCTTTTGCGGGTCGAGATCGTTGAACTGGTCAGAGTTGAGCAGCTCGCGCCCGGCCTTGACGCTGGCCAGATCGTTGCCTGACATCTTCACCAGCTCAAACGCCTGCTGATACGCCGTGCCCTCTCGAAACTGCTGCTTGACCTGGGCGATTTTGTCGGGCTGCCAGCCAGCGCGCGGCGCAATGGCGTCGATCTGCGCGAAGTATTCAGCCATCGCCGTTGGCCGGTCGCGTGCGGCCATGCGCTGGTATTCCTCACCCAGCGTCATCAAGTTGGCTTGCGTGTCGTGCTGGTCGCGCTGCACGACCACGTCGCGCACCTTGTTTGCACCAGCGCGTTGCAGCCCGTCGAACTCGGCTTGCATCACGCCTGCATAGTGCGGGTCTACGCCGTTCAAGCGGCCTTCGAGCAGGGCTTGCGAGCGCGTGCGCCATTCTTCTTCGGCCTGATCCTTGGGCACCTTGCCGTCGAGCACGTCGCGGCGCATGCCGTCCAGCGCGTCCGCAAAATCATTGTTCGTGGTCGTGCGCACCTTCGCCGCGGTGGTCTGCGCGTCGAGGTTCTTTGCCTCGATGTTGAGCCGCGTCTGCGCTGCAATCTGGTCGGTTGCGGCGCCCTGCACAGTGTTGGCCAGATCGCCGACAGCCTTGGTCGTGATGAGGCCGGCATCGGTGCCGGTGATGCGCGGGCCGCGCTGTGGCGCTGCGACAGACTGCCCGAAATTGCCGATGGGGATTTGTGCCATGGTGTTCAGGAGTTGATTCGGATCGAACGATCGACGACCGGGGCCGGTGCTTGCGTGCCCGAGAAGCCCGGCCCTTGACTGCGCCAGCCGCTTGACTTGCTGATGCTCGCGCCAGACTGAATCAGCGTGGCAGCGCCTTGTGCGTAGCCGGCCGAGCGGGTCGAGGAGGCGTATTTGCCGTAGGCTGTGGCCTCTTTCATGCTGGTCGATGCCCCGCGATCACCGGAGAGGATCGCCTGCAGAGCGTCGTACTCACCACCGCGCGCAATCTCTTGGTCGATCTTGATGGGTGTTCCCTCATTGACCGACACGCCGGACGCAGAGAGTGCAGCCTTGGCCGCTGCGCGCTGGCGCCGCGCTGCTTCGCGGATCTGGTCTGCCTGGGCCTGGGCTGCGTCCTGAGCGAAGCCAGCATCGGCAGCGGTGATCTTGCCTTGCTCTACCTGTGCGTCGGCTTGCTGCTGCGCTTGGTTGACCGCTACACCGGTTCCGACAGCAGCGGCTGCCAGCGCCGCGATTTCAAAGCCTGTACACATGATTTACTCCCCCAGCACGTCGAAGACCGGGCCGATTTCTTTGAAGCCAAGAGCGCGGTAAAGCGCGCCAGATTGATCCGGGTGAACCTGGGTGCTGATGCCAGCCGTTGCGATCACCGCGCCCTGCTCCTTGCACCAGGCTGCAAACGCCTTGAGTAGCCGGGCAGCCGCGATGCCACCACGTCGGTCAGGTAGCACGAACAGTGCGATGTCGAATGCGACCAGGGCGTCGCATGCCCAGTGCTCTGACGCTGCGCCGACCATGCCGCCTTCCAGTACGGCGCCGTGCTCTGCCACCATCACAAAGCCGCGCGGGCTGTCGATCAGGGAGGTGAGCATGTTTCGAACCTTCGACGGCGCGTAGGTCATGCGTTGAAAGCGTGGCGATTCCGCGTGCATCGCGGCGCCGGCTTCAATCATGGCGTCGATGTCCGCGAGCGTTGCTTTGCGAATCGTCATGCCTTACCCCTCGTTGAAAGTGAACCGGCGCGTCACGCTCAGGATGTGACAGGGCAGCGGGTAGTCGTGGGTGATCTCAATCGGGCTGTTGCCGACGTCCCAGCCCAGCGAAATGGCCGACTTGATGCCGCTGAAGGGCTCGACCGGGTGATCGAGAACATCCTCGCCGAGCTGGCGGAAGCTGATCTCTTCCCCGTTGATCTGCAGGCCCTGGGTTTCGAACAGGCGCACCGTGACCTTGTGCGTGCGCTGCGGGTTGCCTTGCGATGCACCGGCACCACCGGCTACCTCGGGCGGCAGCGACTTCACGCGCATCTTGTACGGCAGGCCGATGGCCACGGCGTACGCTTTGCGCGGCAGGGTGATCTGCCCGCTTGCGACTACCTGCGTAGGCTGCGGCACGCCGTCGGCCAGCACAGCAACGGTCTGGCCTTCAAGGTGATCGAGCCCAGCCCAAACCGTGGCGCCAGGCCCGCTCGTTCCGGTGATCGAGCAGTCGGTGTACACGTTCTGGTCGAATTTCTCGATGTAGCGCACCGTGGCGCCGTTGATCTCACGGCGCACGACCATGGCAGTGCGGTCGCCACCGGTTACCGGGATGGTGGCCACCGACTCGACCACGCCGCCCGTGATCTGGCGAGCCCAGCCGACCACGTCTTGATCGCGGTCGTAGGTCACCGATGCGAGCACGCCGTCAGCCCGGGCCGCAAATAGCAGCGTGCCGGGCTCTTCGTGCCACGACATTTCGGTGATCTGCTGCTCGGTGATGTGCCCGGCCAGCACGGACATGTCGGGCGATGTCCACTTGTAGCTCGTCTCATCGTAGGACAGCGCGCGCACCCGCTTGGCGCCGCGCTGCACAAAGATTTCTTCAGACCCGATGCGAACCGGTCGAACCTGCTCACACCCGCGATTGCTGCGCGGTTTGGCGCGCACGTTGGTCGGTGTGATCGGCTTCTCGACGCCGCCTTCCATGGTGCTGGCGCCGCCGTAGGACAGCGCGACCAGGGCTTCCATGCTCGACAGGTACTGGATGATGTTGAGCGAGTCCGACACCAGGGCGAAAGCAAACGCCTCATCGTCATTGGTGCCGAGTTGGAACCCGAAGTAGTCCCCGACGCCGGAGCCCCAGATCGTTTGCGGAAAGCTGGTGGTGCCCGCCGCGACCAAGCGCTGCTCGTGAAATGTTCCGGTGCTCGGGTAACCGTCGTAGGCGTTCCATGATGCGTCGTTGAGCGTCCAGGCATTGGCCACCGATGCCACCGCCGTGGTCAGCGCGCGCAGCACCTCAACCGTCACGCTCAATGCGCTGGTGTAGGTCGTGATTCGGCACAGGCCGTCATTGATGACGACATGCTTGCCGACATCGGTAGCGCGCCAGCCATTGGCCGACAGAACCAAGTCGATGGATGCACCCACCGGGCCGGTGCCGCTGGGCGTGCACGTGGTCTGCGGTGAGCCCGTGACGATCCAGTTTGGCGATGCGTAGGTCGTTGCATCGAATGCCGTCGTGATGGTCGCGGTGACAACCGTGGTGCTCGTGTAGCCGGTGATCGTCGCCACGCCGGCCACGCCTGCCCAGATCGAGCGCCCGACATCGGCGTCGAGGAAGGATGCAACCGAAGCAGTCGCCGTGCGCCCAGCGCCCACCGTGGCAGCCGAGAGCGTCAGGCCAGCGGCTGGGCGAAAGCCGATCTCATCAAACGGGGCTGGGTTAAACGGTGCGGCACCGAGGCGCCAGTCAGCGTCACCAAATCGGCGCAGGCGCTGCGGGTACACGCTGCCATGCCACAGGATCATGGTGTCCGAGCCCTGGCAGTAGTCCAGCGCCGGCAGCATGGCCTCGGTATACGGCGTGGCAATCTCATAGGCCACGCCAGGCGAAGTCTCAACGCGCCCAGCATCGGTGTGCACGCGCATGTACTGGTCGCCGAATTCCAGCCAGTAGGCTTGCGTGCGGCTGAACACGAACGGGATCAGGCGCGATTTCTTGCCGGGGTATTTAGTCACGACTTCGAACAGCGTGCCCCACCGCTTCTCGACGCCGCCGTAAATGACGGGCCAGCAGTTTTCAAGCGCGGCCGCGCCGTTGTTGTAGCGCGCAACGTCGAAGCGCCCCCACATGCGCGGGTCGATCTCACCCGCCGTAAAGTTTGTCTGCGTAGACGTCACTTTCGGCATTACCAGCCCCCGCCAGGAAAGCGCGACGCCAGCAGTTCGAAGTAACCGAGCGTTTCCGGCGGGTCTTCCTGACCGTCGTTGGACTTCGCTTCTTTGAGCGCCCGAGCCGCTTGGTCGGCCAGGCTTTGAGCCAGCGTCGCCGAGCCGGTTATCGCGTAGGCCAGCTTTGCGGCGATCCGCACTTCCATCGCGTGCACCATGGATGAATCCCACGACGACTCGCTGATGTCGGCCACGTACCGCAGCGGCGCCACGGTGTCCGGGTAGAGGATGAATCGGCCCTCGATGCGGTAGCCGCCGGGCAGGTCGTCCTCGGTGCCGACGCTCAGAACGCGCAGGCAGTCTGGAGGCAGCTCGAAGCGGGCATAAGAGTCAAACTTTGCAGCGGTCGTGTCAGGCGCCAGGTTCTCGCGCTTGATCGCGCAATTCCAGGGGTGTGCACGCAGGAACGCAAGCCGCTCGGTTGGGTACACGTTGGCAACTGAGCGAGCCCGGTCGGTGCTCTCTGTCAGCGATGCAATGGGCTTGTCACCCAGCATCACCAGAGCGGCGGAACAGATCGAAACCGGCGTGGCCATCGTGTCACCTCTGCATCAAAAATGGGGGCACGAGGCCCCCAAAGAACGCCCCTTTCGGGAGCGCACCGCACTCAGTTGCCTTGCGAGAAGACCAAACGCGTGGTCAGCGTGCCGCTGGCCGTTGCGGCTGCTGTCAGCGTGGCGACCACGTCGTACATCAGGCCGGGGTCAGCGGACAAGCCCAAGACCTGCCACAGCGGTTGATCGAACTTCGAGATGTCCAACGTGCCAGACTCGTGCGCGATGTTCGTGCCCGTGGTGTCAGCCGAAGCCAACGACACAGCAGAGCCGAACAGGGCCACGCTGACCACTGCGCCGCCGTCTTGAGTTGTGCGGTACAGACCGAAGTCCGCCGCAGCACTCGTGATGGCGTCGGACAACTTGACCAGCATCGAGACGCATGCCGAGCTCGGGATGCTGCCGAGCAGATACTTCGAGCCGATGGAATCGCCGTTGGTCACCTCGACGGTGGCCTTTTGCGAATACTCGACACGCGAGCCCAGGGTGAGGCCGGGCTTTGCCGGCGGGGTGCCATCGCGCAAGCTGATGGCGGATGCTTTGACGGTTACGACAGCCATGATGTAGCTCCTTTGTCGTGTTCGAGGTTGACGGTTAGGCGGTCAGGAAGTCGATGGCGACCACCTTCTTTTCGTCCTGGCGACCAGCACCCAGCGACATCCAGGCATAAGCCTCGGTCGGGTGACCGCGCTTTTGCGTGTTCTCGCCCACGCGGGTTTTGGTCTCGATGCCGGTGCCGTAGTGCACAGCCGACTTGGCCCATGCAACAGATCGGCGCTCGGTCGCACCACCTGCGCCGTTGTCCAGCGCTTGGTACGGAACCCAGGTGAAGCCCATCCAGTTCTGCGCGACCTGGCCGCTTTGCAGCATCTGCACTGCCATGTAGTCACCGCTCGTCAGCGTGGTGTCTGCCATGATCTGGCGAACCATGTTGTCGTCGTAGGTGATGAAAAGCTGCTCGCCGTTCTCGTTGTCGCACTCGTTGGCGCGGAACAGCGAGCGGGCAAAGATCAGCTTGGCTTTGCTGAATGCCGTGCCACCCGCGAGGATGATCTGACCAGCAGGCAGCGACGACGTGCTGAAGGTCGTCTCACCAGACTTGGTCACCACCGGGTCGAGCAGCGCGCGGTAGATCGTCTTGTCCTTGCGACGATTCGCGGCCTCGACCAACAGGCCCGAGTACTTGTAGGACGGATCGGCCGACAGCTTGGGAATGTCGAAAGCATCGACCACCAAGTTGCGGTCATAGTCGGCCATGTAGACCACACGAACGCCGTTGTCGAGCGTGCCGGTGTGCTTGTCTTCATACCGGGTCGTCACCTGCTCCATCTCGGTGATGCCGAGCGTATTGATGGTGAACGAGCTGCCGCTGATCTGGCCGCGATCCACTACAGCAGATTGCAGGCGCGATTCTTTCTGGGCCAGCGCTTCGGTAAACGAGTCGTGGAACTGCTGCTTAAAAGCGAGCGAAGGATTTGCGAGAGACATGATTTGCTCCTGAAGGGTTGCAGTTGCCGCCGTTCAGGGTGTCCGGGTGTCCGGGCCTGCTGTCGTGTCGCCGCCCGGCTACAGGCTTGCGATAACGGGCCAGATTCGAGGGTGTCCGCTTGCCAGATCGGGCCTCATTGGTGCCGTCATGTTGCGATCACGTGGGGTGCTGAATCCCAACCAAAGCGCCAAAGAAAAAGCCCGCGCATGGCGGGCCAAAGTGGAGGCGTGAGGGGTAGCGTTCAGGCTGGAGCCGGTTCTTTGTAGCGGTTGCTGTACAGCCGGTTAATCTGCTCTTGAATGGCGTCGCGGCGCTTGTCTTTCTCGGGCAGCGCGTCTTTCTGGGCACGCAGCTCGGCGACCTGTGCTGCAAACGTCGTTTCGTCTGCGCTACCGCCGCCCGTGCCTTGCGGTGTGTCTTCGCCCATCTCGGGTGCCAGTGCAGCAGCCAGGCGCAGGAACATCGGGTTGTTTCCCAACTCGGCATTGAGCTGGTCTTGAGAGACGCCGATCTTCTTGGCGAACATCGCACTCGCCTTGTAGGCAGCCTGCACGCTGCGGTCGAAGTCGGCCTCTTCCTTCCACACCTCGCTAAGTGCTTCGGCTGCCTTCTCGGTTTGCTGCTCAGGCGTCAGCACGGGCTGCATGGTGCCGATCACTTGGAAGTACTGGCCCATGACGAAATCAAGCTGCGATTGCGTCAAGCCGTGCTTGTGCGCCTCCGGCAGAAACGCCTGCAGCTTCTCATCACCAGCCTGATCCCAATCCTTGAGCGCTTCTTTCAGCGGCTCGGGGACGTTGATCTTGTAGCCGGCCACTTCGGCGGGCGGCACGTCACCAGCGCCGAAGCGCTTGGACAGCTCGCCGTAGCCGGCCGCGAGTTTGGATGTGCTGGCCTCGATGTCTACCGAGCCGTCATCCTTCATCACGCGGTATTTCTCGGGGATGCGCTCGTGCAGCGGGGGCTCGGTCGCTGCGGCTGCCCCGCGCTCCAGTACCGTGCCAGTCGGCTGCGTGGTGGTAGCTTGCGAGCCACCATCGCCGCCAGTAGCGGCCGTGCCGCCTGTCGTTGCTGCAGCAGCACCGCCGCCAGCACCACCAGCGTCACCGCCGGCAGCTTCAGTCATCAGGATCCAGTGTGTGATCTTGAGCATCGTCGTTCACTCCGTTTGCGGTGTTGATCTGAGCGAGGATGTAATCGACGACCTTCCGAGCCCCGCCGTTCTCGTAGGTCTTGAGGAT